TGGTCAGGTATTACTATACGAATGGTAAAATATCTCTGTATCATCCACTCTTCAAAACCTATATAATCTTGAACTATGTCTGAAAAGTACTTATCTACTCGGTCGGCAAATTCATCAGAACCACAATAGGATTGACAATGTTTACCTAGTATACTAATTTCCGAAGGAGTTAGTACCTTATGTACTGTTTCCAACGATTGTATTTGGGGAAATTTTTCTTTTGCTACATTTAACCAGTATTCTGGCCAATTATGTTTGTTGAGATCGTAATTTACTACTTTACGATCAGTCTCTGGAAATAAAACTTGATAATTCATTAAAAATTATTTAAAATAAATAGCTAGGGTCTAAGTTCAGTTTTGACTTTATTAAAAGGAAATATTAGAGGAGAGTTACCATTATTCAGTTTAACTTCTGAATTATAGTCTACTCTTACATCTGAAAAGTCGCTCTCAGTGTTTATAATTCTACCTAAAGGAACTGGAAGATGAAATTCATCAGATAAACCTATATCATCGATCCAGTCTTTATATAAGGTATCTGTATAGAACTTATTCCCGTTTTTATTATGATGTACTCTAAGGTCTCCACAAATCCAATCTAGGTTAGTAATATCAAACTCTAATCCATCATCGTACTCACAAAAAGCAAACTCATAATCTTTACCTTCAATAATTTTTCCTATAAAGACATCGTACTTACTATAATCTGTTGGAAAACTTGCTTTTAAATCTTCGTAAGATATTCTATTGCCGTAAAAAAATTCTCGGATAAAATTAGTATCTTCTGTGGTCCAATCTAATTCTATATAATCTGTACGTCCCACTATATTTTCAGCATTTCTAGCTCTTCTACTATGTAAAAAAGTTTCATATCTGTGAACTCCTTGATTTATACGTTCAGCTGCATCAATAAATTTATCTTCATCTAGAATTTTAAAATCCTTCGGAGCATTAGCAATCATAAAATTACTTTTATCGGAATAGCTCAACTTTTTTAATTCCATCAACTGGTCTTGAGTAAGAGTATGAAACCAAGTACTACGAGTTGAAGATGCAGTAGTAAAAGCTCTATGAATTCTATTCACTTGTGCCCACGGCATTCCTACATATGCTCTGTAAGGAAATTTTACTCCTTCTATAACTTTATTTACATCATTAATTCCACTGTTGAGTAAATCTATTGATTTTTGCTGAGTAAATCCATTTAAAGGGTTAACTTTATCTGGAGCAATATGGTCATTACTATGTACGCTAATAGGAATAGTCTCTGCTTTATAATCATATCCTTTTGCTTTAAATGTATCATATGCTTTGAGCCATAGTTTAGCAGCTGGGGTATCACAGAGTTCTATTGTTGTAAGTTCATCGTTAAAATATACGTCTAAATACATAATAAAAGTTTAATGTCCTTCTGCCCAGTTATTAGCTATCTCAGGAGGTGCTTTCAAAGTAACTCCAGGTAACTTAGTAGTGTTCTCCATTATCTCTTGTACGTAAGGAGCAAACATTTCTGCATCTTTCTCGTCTACGTTTATAATCAACTGGTCATGCACTTGTGCCTGGCATAGAGCATCTATACCTAGCTCTTTAGCCTTTAAGTTAATCTTTAAAGCTGCTCTATTTACTACCGCAGCAGCTAATGACTGTAACTGAAAGTTAAGACAGTTATTAAGTCCGTTACGGTAATCTCTATAAGCTTGAGTTACTTGATCTCTAGGAGAAATAGTTTTAACAATCTCACCATCTTTCTTTATATACTTAGGAGGTATCTGAGTTTCTAACTCTTTTCTAAATCTCCAATCCATCATTCTATCTCCAACCTTATCGTATAGTCTTTGAACTTTAGGTAAGTGACGAATACGTCCTACATAGTTTTGTATTCTACCATAAGCTTTGACTTCTTCTCTAGATCTTTCTCTCCATTCTTTGAGTTGAGGAAAACCGTCTAGGTAACCTTTTACTAATCCTTCAGCAGTCTTTTGATCTACGTTGAGAGACATTTTAAGAGCATAAGCTTCCATACCATACGCAATACCTAATGAATATGCTTTAGCTTTATTACGTTTAACAGGATCTAGTTTTTTTAGATAGTTATCAGCTTTCTTATCTGCTGATACTCCTTCTAGCTTTTCAGTTTGAATAGCAACAGTAGAGTAGAAGTCCCATCCTTTATTAAAGATCTCTTGCAGTTTCTTATCTCCTGTTACTGAGGCAAAGCAGTGAGGTTCAAGAGATTCGTAATCGGCATCAATTACCTTCCTGCCATTTCCGGCAATCAAGAAACGTCTAACAATATTAACGTACTTCATGATTACAGGAGCATCTTCTCCTTCTTCTAACGGCTTAGGTAGCTGTTGAGCATCAGAACCATATCGACCAGATACTGTACCATTCTGCTTAAAGTAGAAATAGTATCTACCATCTTCCTGACGGTCTCTAAACCTGTCTACGTAGGTTGATTTAATCTTAAGTAATCTATTATAGACTCTTAAGTTTTCAGCCCATGGATAATCTTTTGCTAGGTCTTTTACCATATCCATATCAAACTTATCTCTACCGGACTTAGTATTAGCTCCTGAGACTTTAGGTTGAATTCCCATATAACCGAAGACTATTTCACCCAGATGCTTTTTAGATTGTATATTGATATAATCTCCATCGTTAGACTCTTTCCAGAGGTTCATAGAGATTCTAGCTTTTTCAACGTCTTCAATAAGGGTATCGTCTCCGGTTAAAAGGAATTGCTTGACGTTTGATTCTTCTAGTTCGTTAATATACTTTGCAGTAAGAGAATACTTACCTGTTTTTTCTGATTTAGGTAAAGGTAAAGAATACCTTTGTACTAATCTTTGAGCCCAGTTACCTTTATGAGATACTGGGTAGTTTTCCATAGATGTAGCTACTACCCATTCTTTAACTTCAGGTATAGCCAGAAGAGACTTCATTACTATCTCTTTATTCTTTTTCTGATCTTCTACAATCTCACCATGAATCTTCTCTATCAACTCAGTATCCAAATCTACACCGTAAGCTTCCATAGGTACTGTAACTTCACGGTAGATAGGCATAACTTCATCTTCAAAGAAAAACTTCTCTAATCCTTCTTCTTTGAGTTTTCCCAAGTATAAATTACATATACGTAGAGTAAGGTCGGTATCAGCAGAAGCATACTTACTAAGTATGTCCAGGTCAGCCTTATAGATCTCAAAACTTTCTTTCGTAACACTTCCTCCATTATTTTTTATTGATTCTTTTAGTACAACTTGCTCTTCGTTAGCAGCTTTTTCAACATCAAGTCCTAACGCCTCTTGGTTCATAATAGCAATAGATTTTAGTCCAAAAGGATTACCAAAACCAAATGCACCTTCTTCGTACACCGTATGTACTAGAAGTCCAGTATCAACCCAAACATAAGGTAGCAGGTCAATATCAAAGTAATTTTTAATAAACTGAACATCAAACGATGCGTTGTGAAAAACTAGCTTCTTACCTAATAGCATCTTAAGTAAGTTTTTAGATAGTACTTCAGTTGAAGTGTCGTCAATAGTCTGTAAGTCTAAAGTACCTTGATTAAAGTTCCATACTAGAGTAGGTAAATAGAAACCTATACCTTCATCTCCTGATATAGACCAGCCGATAATTTTATCTTTACGGGGATTAAGACCAGTCGTTTCAGTATCGACTGCAATGATATCTGACTCCTCAATGTGTTGGAACATTAACTTTAACGTCTCTGAGTCTTGGACGGTGTAGTACTTCTTTTCTAACTGCATATATAACCTTTTATTTTAATAAAGATAAGAAATTTATAGGGGAACTACAACTAACTTTCAAGTAATTCTTCAGGAATATCTTCTTGATCTATTTTTATATTGTATTGCTGTTCTAACATCTGAATTACTGCTAACTTATGTTTTTTAGATTTAGTAAAAAAAGTATAGGCTAATGAGTTAGTAATATTATTATGATCTTTTTCTAGCTGATTGCAAACTTTATCTAAAAGGATTTGATCTTCTTCATCAATAATATACTCTACGCCAAATTGGCCTGCAAAATTTAAAAGCTCAATTAAATCTACTTTTTCATAAGCTTCTTTTAATGAGTTAAATTCTTCTACACTACCGCCTTTATCAGGATGTACGAATGTAGAAAGTTTTTTATAAAGTTTACGTATTTTAGAACGAGGAGGAGGAGTTTTCTTTTTAGGTTTACTATTAGGATTATCTTTACGGATCTCTCCTGTCTCTTCATTAACCCACATTTCAGAGTTTTTATCTACAAAGTACTTCCCAAATAAACTATTCCATTTTATGTTGTATTCTTCAGCTTGTTCTTCTGCTTCTTCTAACTCTAACTTAAGGTATTGATATTTAAGTGAAAATTTTTTAAGAGCATTAGACATTAGTATTCGCCGTATAAATCAAACTTCATTGGTTCTTCCTCTGGTATCTCTACTTCTTGTTTTTCGATAGCATATAGTTTACCGTCGAGAGGATCTAATTGATAAGAACCTTTAAATTTAGTCTTACGCATATACATTGTAAGAGCCATTACTAGGCCTTCAATTGTAGTCCCTTGGTCGATTACTAACTCCCAGTTATCACCAGGAGGTTGTCTTTCTGCTATAAGAATCTTATCTTCTTGAATCTCTATTTCAGCCATTATTGTCTTAAAGTTTTACGAATAGTATATTCCGGGTTAGTAAAAAATTCCGGTATAAGATAGTTATGAGTAGCTCTAATTGGATTAATATCTAATCCTCCTCTACGAGTATATAAACAAGCTACCATTAACTGTTCTGGTTTACAGGCATCAGTTAAATGTTTGAATACCATTTCACATATTTCTTCATGAAAGTGACTTACAGTTCTATGACTTACAATATACTTAGCTATTGATTCAGCAGTAGGTACGTTTTTACCTACAAGTTTAATAAATACATCACCCCAGTCTGGTTGATTAGTTACTCTACAATTTGATCTTAATAAATTAGAACTAAATTTAACAGTAGTAACTTCGTTATGTTCTTCTATATCAAGCTGACTTTCATCTGATTGAAAAGCTGTAAAGTCTATAGCATCTAAATTAGCAATCTCCCCTAAATCATTATATTCTTGGAATGATAAAGGCTCAGTTTCTATATCGGATGCATAAAAAGATACAGTTGTTGTAGTCTCTAATAATTCATCTAGATCTCTCTTTACTCTTGCTTCTATACCGCTAATACAATCAGCTGCATTGTCTCCTATTCTAGTCATATTAAATGAATTCAAATACAACTTAATTGACTTAGATTCTACGTGAAATTCACTATTACTAGGACAAACTATTTTAAGCATACCAGCTACCGGCTGACCTTTTGTAGTTATAGCTGATACTTCGTAACAATTCCAAGTATCTACTCCTACAAAACTATCTGATGTTAGTCCGTAACCTTCCCTGTTTAAGTATCTTGGTATTTTTACCAATAGTTCAGGAGAATAAGTATCTTTATACCCTGCACCTCCAACGGTTCCTAAATGTTTAGACGCTATGTCTACTACTTCTTGATAATTTTTTACTTCACTCATATTATGTATTTAAAATATAAAGGCCGTAACCTATTAGTAAATTAATATTTAGTGCAACTATATTCCATTGCTTTGCTATCCATACTTGAGGTATGGTCAATAAGGCTCCTATAACGTATGTATAAGCTCCCATATTATCGTGTTTTAGTAAGTAAGGAGACATCATAATAAATGCTGAACCCATATAACCTGCCCTATTAGCTATTCTTTCAATAGGTGTAAGTTTACGTTCTTTTACTAAAGTTCTGAGAAATACTCTCCACCATCTGGTTTCACATTTAATACATGTCTTTTTATTTTCATGTTTAAATTTAGTACTTCTCTTTTCTTCATTGCAGACGTTACATACTCTCATTTTATAAACTCTAATATTTGATTAACCCTTTGCATAGGAGAACCAGTTATAGTTAAGTAAGGCTTTCTAACAGTCTCAAGATACTTTTTAAATTCATTATCTATATCTTTTCTCCAATCCTCATTAACACTTCTTACTCCGTCATCTACAGATTCAAATTCAATAGGAAAATAAATATAATGAGTATACTCTCCTTTTACTCTATGCCAAGTCTCTTCTATATAATCTTTAGTAGAATCATCAACATCCATATGATTAGTATAGACTATAAGATCCATATAACATCTATCTAGAATAAGATTATAAGGTTTAAGTAAAGCTTCTAAATGAAAGCTACTAATAGCTAGTTGAGTAGCATCGGTACCAAACTCATTAATAGGAAATCCGTACTTAGCTACATTACGAGTAGATTCGTTAACAAACTCATATTTAGGTAATTTATTCTTAAGTAGTTCAAATACTGTAGTCTTACCTGTACTACTAGCTCCTACTAATGCTATTCTTTTAATCATATAACCTTTTTTAAGAAATTAATCCACATATATAAACTTCTATCTCTTAATATATGAA